AGGACGCGCCGCCGCGCTTCACTGCAAGTCGGTTGTCCCACCCTGCGAATAGCCCAGTGCCGACACCGACGATGTAGCGGTCACCATTGACCTCACTGCCGGTCGGTGCTGCTTGCCCGACAGCAAGCACAACAGGGTTGAGCCACGCGCCGTAGTAATTCACTTCGGCGTTTTGCAGCGCGTCGGTTTGACGGCTACCAGCCTCTTGATATGTGAGTCCAGTGATCGGTTCGATGCTCATGGCGTTCCTGCGGGCGAGTCAAAGGAGGGGTCAATGCGGGACTTGGCGACAACGTACACCGTTGGTGTGCCGAAGCCAATCCCGAACGCAGCTTCAAGCGCAGCTTGCGATTGGCAGGTAGATTGCTCCACCGTAGAAACAGTAAGCGTGTCCGCGCCCTCAGTGAAGGTCACGGAATAGCCACCGAAGTTTATCGAATGCTGGGGCATCAAGGATGATCCGAGTCGGCCACGACCAATCCACTCGACACAGTAACCACCGGCACCATCAGCCCTCAGCACGACGTTGTACGGTTGCCATTCGCGCAGCGATTCGATACTGGTCATCGTCAGCACGTCTTCATCAGCCGCGTCGGGGTCGGTCCCATTCGACACGGCACGGAACGTGATGGTGGTGCCCACGTCATCTGGCCGAAGCTCAACGAACCGAATGGCAGTATCGAGCAACACGAACATGGCGTCGGCCAGATGCTCGCCAGGGGTAGTGTCCTTGCGTCCCCGCATCAAGCCCGTAAGTTCATAGATGTTCGGCGCGATAAGCGTGGCTGTCGTGAACTGGATCATTTCGACCGTGCCGTCCGGGTACACCAGTGCTGCGGCGTTGGCTTCGGCCAGGATGCCATCGTCAGTGGTGCTTTCCAGTGTCTTCGGGCAAAACGGGTACAGCTGCACCGTCAGCGTATTCGTATCGTCGCGACCATAGCGGCTCGCGCTGGGCAATGTGGAAACAAGCCACCCCATCGTGCAAGACTTATCCATTGCCCCCGCTACTTCCCACGTGCCGGCAGTGCGGGCAAGCGACAGCTTCGAACCCTTCCATGTGGAAAGCATCCCAGTAGCCGCCCAATGGACGCCAGCCTTGTCGTTATCCGGGGTCAGCACGGGCATATTCATCACGACAGATACCGTTGGCCCCCGCATGTTGCCGGCCGGGAACGTCGGGAATGGGGATGCCACGCCTTCCGCCAGCGACTCGTAGGCACTGCGGCGGGTCTTGCGCAAGGTCAGTTCGCGCACCATGCCTTCGTCGTTGATCTGCGTGATGCGGACAACGTGGCGCTCGCCCCTACCGTCGATGAACTCGCCCCATTCTCCGGTGTGTCGCGCAGCATGGTTCAACGTCACCTTCAACTTGGTTTCGCGACGTTCCGCCCAGGCGATCTTCCCCGACTTCTCAGCACCTTGCTTCGCCCATTCCTTAGTTCCCGTCAGGGCCATTTCAAACGTACCTTCGCCCAACGCCTTTATAGTGGACGAACGCATTTCCCAGTCTTGGGAAGTCTGCGCGTAGTTGGTAAGAGGGTCGAAGTAATTGACCGTCACCTTTCGCAGAAGATCGTTTTCCTTGGTGATTTCCCAGTCGAACGGATCGCCACCTTGCTCGACCAAATCATCCATCGTGATCGTGAAGGTCAGCGCGCGTTGCGAACGCATGAGGAACCACAGCTGCCCGTCATGCTCAGAGCCGTCGAATTGGTACGCCGACATCAGTGATTGGATATTCGCCAGCGGGCTTGTCTGCGTGGCCACGCGGAACCCATCAACGTAAGTGGTGTTCAATTCACCCACGACGATGCGACTGATTTCCCGCTTCAATGTCTGGTCAGCGACGATAGCGGACAACACTGGGGTACAGCGGTTCGTCTGCACACCAGGGGGAGTTAGGATTTCACCATCAGGACCAACATACGAACCCGGCGCATCAGGGATCGGAGCGTAAATATCCATTTCCATCGAGCTTGCAACGATGCTGGTCGTAGTGGACTGCGGAGTAATCGAAGTATCAAACGTCACCAAGTCGTCGGAGTGCACTATTTCCGTTTGGCTTCCACCAACCCCCATCACATACAGCCGCCCGTTCGCCGATGTCATCTTGCGTTCTTTCAACATCAACGGCCCCGACGTAATCACCGGAGGATGGGCCAGCCCAACCGAAGTTGTGGCAGTAAACCCATCCGTGCTGGACAGGATGTAGCCGCCGCTCTTGTAAACAACCAGCGTGGATTCATCGACAGCTTCCAGCCAATACAACGGTGCGAAGTCCGATGGCGGAAGATCGACAATTATTTCCACGTCATCAAACAGTCCGCTCTCTGAGCGCACCAGCTGGTGCCGACGCGAACCCGTGTCGAAATACTGGAAGCGTGTCGCGTACACGTACCCATCGAACTCGATGTATTGGAAGTAATAGTGGTAGTCGGCCGCGTTGTCCAACGACTCATGCAGCACTTCGACATCAATGAAGTCGTGGGTCCGATACAGGATGTTTTGAGCGGTGCTGTAGTAGTACCAGCCCTTCGCATAACCGAGGCTGGTGATCCAACTGGCCGGGATGTTCCTAGCGGTGTACACCGTAGGTGGCCAGTTTGAAATCAGCACTTGCGGGCCAGCACCATCGCCAAGCGCTGCGACGAATTGCCGGTTGCCATAAACGTGATGCCCGACATTGCCGCCACCACGCCCGACGAACTCGACAGGTAGCCATGTCACTCGATTGTCCACCGAGTACACGCCACCTTCGGCACTGCTGCCGAGTACGGACCATGTGTTCTTGCCGTAGGCGGCAGTGCCTTGCGCGGCGATGGTCGCCCCGGACGACAGCGGGATCATTTCAAAATCAACAGGGTCGTTTACCAGCGCCCTCGCAAACTTTTCTCCGCTTGTCGCCGCGCCCGTCACCAGCACACGATTGGGGAACGTAATCGTTTCGTCCACCGAGGTTGAGCCGCATTCGCTAACAACGAACCTGTACTGCGGGATCGCGCCACCGTCGCTCGTAACGTCTTCATTGGTCAGTACGATGTACGCAAAGCCACGGTAGGCAGGGGCGTTGTTGACGCCTTTCACCGCTTGGATCGTGGAGTCGGGCATCTGGTCATCGTCACCAAAGTACAGGCGCGCTTTTTCCATCCACTTCGCTTGCGCCGCGCGAGTCTTGGCAATCTGATCGCTGTCGTATCCAACCGCAGTCAATTCTTCATTGGTGCGCGTGTCATAGACGATGGTGCCGTTGCGCTCGATGATGAGGTAGTTGTTGATCGGCCCCAGACACACGCCGATAGCATAGCTCCACGTGTACGTGAAGCTGACATTGGAAGGCCCACCCTTGCCCTGTTCTTCCTCATGCTCTTTGCGCTTGTCGCGCCACAGGATCACGCCCGTCGTCGGGAACGTGCCGTAGCCGTAGGTGCGCGACGTGCCGTCCTGCGATGACTGCTGCGCGGCATCCCCCAAGCGCGGCCCGTAGGTCTTGGTGTTATCCGTGAGCGCGCCCACGCCGGAGCCGATCACCCAGCCCCAGTAAGCTCCCTGTGGGTTGTAGCCGCTAACGATGAAGCCAATGGCCGCACCAGCAACACCACCGATAGTTGAACGGCTCATGCGGCGACCCTCCACACACCGACAACCCGACGTTTCCATTGTTCGTCGGCGCGATGCTCAACAACTTTGCCCGCCTTGTTGTCAGCGTGGATGATGGTCGGCCCATGCGGGTGATCGCCAACGATGGCTGCATGACGTGGCTTGTGGCGCGAGAACTCCATCAGTACGACATCCCCAGGCTGGATGAAGTTGCCCGCACCAGCGCCCAGCGCCACGGGAGCGCCAAGTACGCGAGTCGCTTCGGCCAGCAGAGAGCCATCAGGGTCATGGGTGTAGTCGGTGCGGTCATTGATCGTGTAGCCCAACGAACGCAGGTACACGATGACCACGCCGATGCAATCGACGCCAAGCACAGGGTCGCGTCCCTGATGGTGCCAACGAACACCGATCAGATCACGTGGCGTCATTCGTCGCTCTCCATGTTGTTTCCGGGGATCATCGAAGACCCGCCATCGGCCGTGGGAATATCGGGGCAACCACGGTGATGCAGATTGCGATCCACTTCGCCCCAGTGATGCAAGCAACCATGTTCTGCGTCGTCATACACCTTGCTGCAGTCTTCCCGCAGCTGCACCCGATCCCCGATCTTCGCTTGGAAGTCCATGTCGAGTAGTAGCACGATGGTTCCAGCAACATTGCGCTCAACGTCGTATTCCTTCGGCGCATTGTCACCATCGACCCAGCGCGCGATGCCGTACTTGTAGAAGTTGTCTGCAGGCGACGCGCTCACACCGAAAATCCTGGTCGGCTCGTCCTCATCCACGCCGGTTACGTCAACGTCGATCCACACCAGTTCCTTCGGGCACTTCGGTCCACCGAACACGGAGGGGCATGTCTTGCTCCACAACTCCACTTCGGTTTCTTTGAGCCGATCCGACATCGAGCGGAACGCGGTGATGGCTTGCATGTCGGACATGCGAGCGGTGTCACCGTAACCGTAGTGCAGCAGTTCGTGCCCGCGCGACAAGTCCATGAAGTTGATGCGGTACACGTACACTTCGGCCGAGTCGAGCAACCCAGCCAGCATCTTTTCTGGCGTGATCGTGTCGTCGTTCGGGACCGTCTTGAACTCGCCGTTGTTGACCGTCAAATCCGAGCCTGATTCGACCTTCGACAACGTGATGCCGCCATTCTCGGCGATGTGCGTCATCATCCCGAAGTCGTCGCCGGGAATCTCATTGTCGTCGGCATCGACGAAGGGGGCAGCGTCGTACTCGACCGCCACGTCACCATCGGTGAACCCGAACAGCTGGCCGTCCTTGGTGCGGATGCGAACGATGTGCCAGTGCGTCAGCGCATGGCCAGCGTAGTCTTCCTGCAGGGTGATTGGGATGCTCTTGCTCATCGGTGAGCGCGTCCTTCCTGCAGTTCAACGTCGGCGGTCGATATGTCCAAGGTTAGCATGGTCGAATCGAAGTCGTCGGAAGCGAAGCGCACCCACACGCAGTAGCGCCCGCTCCACTTGTGCGGCGTGGCCGCCCAGTTGTTCGTTGGCGTAAACAGGCCCAGCACCTTGTCCAGCGTGCCGGGGACTTCCACGCCGGCCTGCGTCTTGACGACCGCGTGGTCAACCGCCTGGATCATGCGGTCGCCGTAGGAACTCGGGCCGAAGTAGTAGCGCTTGGTCAGCTGGATGGGCGTCTTGGTGCCAGCGGCCACCGTGAGCGGCGAATCGACCACCTGGAAGTCACCAGGGTCGCGGAAGCGGAACAACAGCAGCATCGACATCGCAGCATGGTTCGCACCCGTGAGTTCCGCTTGAGTCTCCGGCGTGACCAAGGCGAACGACGCAAAGTACCGCATCCGGCGATAGCGCCACTTGGCGTTATAAATGTCTTCGCCATTGTCCATCGGCACGTGTTCGGTGCGCCCTTGGCTGACGCGGCGGAACTCGCGCGACGCGCGGAGACTCAGCTGATGGTCAATGAAGTTCTGCATGGTTATACCTTCGCCAGTGCCTTGTTGGTTTGCTTCGCTTGACCGCGCAAGTATTGCTCGCGCGTCGTACGGTCGGATGCCAGCGGGAACGAGTTGTTCTGGATGATCGTCACCGGCCCACGTGCTGCGCTGGTAGCGCCACCAGCGCCCATCGAACGACCGGAACGAATGGCACGCACTACCGGCGCAGGTACCACGTATTCGTTCTTGTGCACGAAGCCCGCGATATCGTTGTCGTTGCCGTGGCCAGTGAAGCCACCCCTGTCGAACATGGGGCCAACCGTAGGGCCACCAGCGCCCGTGGACGCCACCGTGCCGCCGCCAGTACCAGCGCCGCCCAGGATGCCCGACAGGAAGCCTGCAGCCATGCCCCAAAAGCCACCGCCGCCAGCGTTACCACTGGTGGACTTGCCGATGCTTTCGATCCACTTGGTCAACTGCTGCTTCACGATGAACTGCGTAATCATGTAGGCGATGCCGTCGAAGTAGTCGCCCCAACTCTTGAGGTTGCCCGTCAACGCATCGGTCGTGAGGTCGGTGATCGCATCGAGCGATGCCGTGGTGACCTTTTCAGCGTGGGCACTGACATCGCTCACTTCATCGCGCCAGTTCTCCCACGCCTTCGTTGCGCCAACGGCCCAGTCGGCCTGTGCTGCGTCGATGTTGGCGTAGGCTTGCGCCATCTGCTCTAGCTTGGCGTTGGTAGCGTCCAGCGCCTCTTGTGCACGGCGTTGCCCTTCCTCCACTTGGTTCGGGTTTTCTTCCGCCCAACGCGACACTTCCTCCTGCAGCCGAATACCTTCGCGCCGGATTTCGTTCTCGGCATTCCACCGTTCGAACTCGCGGTCAGCTATCGTCATGCGCTTCAACGCAATGTCGTATTCCTCTTGCTGCATTTCGACGTTGTGCTGCAGGGCATTGGAGTACGCAAAGCGCTCCTGCGTCAAGCGCTCCATGTACTGCGCTTGCTGCGATTGGATGTCGATGGTGCGCTGGGCAAGCTGCTGTTCCGCAATGGCGTCGGCCACGCGCAGGCGAGCAACTTCATGCTCCTGGCCTTTCTTACCCGCGATGGCCGCCAGCTGTTCCGCGTTCGAACGCTTCTGGATGTCGAACTCTTGCTTCGCGAACTTGATGAGCGATTCGTAATAGGCTTCGGCCGTAATCTGCTTGACCGCGTACGCCGCCTGCACTTCACGGGTCTGCGTTTGTAGCAGCGCCGATTCCAGCTGGTAGTCGTAGCGAACGTCCTTGGCTGCAGTGCGGGCACCAGTGCCACCGCGACCGGATTTGTTTTTCTTGGCGTCGGCAGCAGCCCACAGCTTGTCCTGCCGCGCAATAATTTGTGCAGTCGTGGCGGAATCTATCTTGAGTCGTTCGCCGTCCGCGATGATGCGGTTGCGAGTGATCTGCCGCTGCGCATTTTCATCAGCCGTGGCCAGATAGGTCGCAACTTCCAGTGCTTGCGCCTTGGCACGCTGCGCGGCAGCAGGATCGAATAGTTGCGCAGTACCACCGCCAGTCTTGGCAGCGACCTTCGGGGCATCCGCCTGCCAGAACGACGGGTCCATCAACGCAGCGATAGGGCCTTTGAGCGCTATCAGCTTCGACCGCGTGACGCCCACGTTGTCGATGATGTTGTTGAAAAAATCACCAGCACCGCGAGTGGCTTCGCCGAAATCATCCTTGATCCCCTGCAGCACGCGGCTGACGCTACTCAGGTGCGATTCCACTTGCGCGCTGTTACCGTTTATCGTGTCGTACCAGATTTTCGTCAGCAGGTTCACCGCTTCCTGCTGGTTGCCAACCACGACTAGCGCACGCACTTGGTTGTACTGCGCTTCCGTGACCCGCACCAACCCCGACTCGATAGCCTGCAGTGGGTCTTTCGCGATGGCTTCAAATTGCGCCGCCACCTGATCCACGGCTTCGCCAGTCAGCGACGACCAACGCGCAGTGGCTTCGGCCGCAAGCTGCATGTTCTCGCCCACCAGGCGACCGCCAGCAGCCAGCCGCGCGACCGCTTCCTCCGCAGGCCCAAGGCGGATGTTCTGCAGCTGGTTGAGTCCTTCCGTGAGCGCGTACAGCTGTTCTGCGCTGCCGGCCTGCCCGAAGCCCTTGGCACCAGCAATGGCAAGGTTCTCCATCGCCTTCGCAGCGTCGTACGCGGTGTACGCAAGCGCAGCAACAACAGCCGTGGCAGCAGTGATCGGCGTGACCAGCTTCGCCGCATACGAACCGATCATGCGGAACGTATCGCCCGTGGTGGCACCAGCCAACCGAAACTGATCGAGGATTTGGCCACCCTGTTGGAACGCGACCAGCAACGGGTTCATACCGCCAGCGAGCGACACGCCGATGTCGGTGAACTGCGCCGGCAGGAAGCGGATCGCCTGCTGCAGCTGCTTGGCGTTGACTGTGGTGCCGCGAATGGTGGTGTTCGCTTTCTCAAGCGCGTTAATCTGGTCGATGATCGGCTTGGCGTTGACCGGCCCAAACTGCTGCAGCGCATTGGCACGCGCGCGGTCGTAGTGACCCATGTTGCTAGTGGCAGCGACTACTTCCTTGTTGATAGCTGTCCACTGACGGTGAATCTCACGCGCCTCCGCTTCCACGGCGTCTTCGGCCGCGACTTGGGCCTGCAGGGCTTCAACCACGCGCCGCTGATCCGCAAGATACTGGCCAGAGCGCGGTTGCTGCACACCAAGCAACGAATTGATGCTCGACTGCGCGCTGTTCTGCACGTGGGCATCGCGCGCCGCGTCGATCTGCTTGGTCAGTTGCAGCTGGCGTTCAAGCTCTTGCTCCTGCTTCTGCAAGATCGGCAGCAACGCAGCTTCCGCATCGGCACGACGTTGCGCCTGGGCCGCTAGGTCGCGTTCGGTCACACCGAGTTGGCTGTTGATGCCCAACTGCGCGGAACGCTGCACCTGTTCGTCGCGAGCGTTGTTGATCTGGTGCGCAAGAGCCAACTGTTGCTCAAGCTCGCGCTCCTGTTGCTGCAGGAACGGTAGGATCGCCGCTTCGGCATCGGCACGACGCTTGGCTTGTGCTAGTGCATCACGCTCGTTGACGCCCAACAGGGAGTTGAACTGCGACTGGCTGTTCGCTGCTTGCTGGGTGGCCCGCCCTTCGACGTAGGCGCGTGCGCGCTCGTTCGCCGCCTTGGCTGCGTTGTCGCCGCTACGTCGAACCTCATCGGCAAGCCCACGCGCAGCGGTCATCGCGCGCTTCTGGCCCTGTTCCCACGCCTCCGTCTTGATCTTGGCGAGTTCGACGCTGCTGGCGTACTCGTTGAAGCCCTTGGTGGCCGCCTTCAGCACCGCGTCGGACGCGCCGGCACCTGACGCCTTGTTGAGCAACGACAAGAACTGGCGCTGTTCGCTGCTGGCGTTGCCAAGCGCAGCCACATAGTCGAGCAACCGCTTTTGCGCGCTGCGGCTTCGTCCTTCCGAACGGCCGAAGGCTTCCTCTGCGGCGTTGCCGAATTCAGCGGCGGCATTCTGTGCGCGCTTGAGTTCGCTGGTGTAATCACTCGCATCAACGACAAGGTTGATCCTGGCTGCACCGATGCTACCTTCGCCGTTCGCCATCACCCGCCTCCTAAAAAGATGCCCTCACTCGGAGGGCATGTTGATCTGTTCAAGTGCAGCGGCTTCCATGACTCTCAACTTCCGCTTCCAGGTGTCGCGTTCGACGCCAACCAAACCCATGTCGTCAAAATCGCGATACGCCACCGCGTAGTTGAATCCCGTCGCGCCGTGCTGCGCATAGTTGAACTGAGTTATCGACTGCCGGAACCATCTTACTGCATTGACGTTCTCTAGCCACACTGCAACAACTGGTTCGGGGAAATCTCTAGAGGTCTTCGCACCCCTGTACTTAGCGATCGTTTCGTTCGTAGGCGGTCGCCAGAACAATTCAGCGACCGCCTCTTTCAGTTTTTTTCGACTTCGACCTGCTGTGCCTGGTGGAAGCCAGTAACAATGCCCCGCAGCACGCCCTTCCACTTTTTTTCCATCTTCAAGAGGCCATCGACGGTGAGAGGGTAAGTCTTGTCGGTGCCGTCATCGAACGACTCGACAAGGAACAGCACCATCTGTGCGTTGCCCCATCTGAAAGCATCGAGCGAGTTGTCCTTGATCGACTCCGGCAACTTGAAATTCTGTTCGTTGCGGGTGAACTCCTCGATTTCTTCCTCATCGCGGTTCTTGTAGGTCAACTCAAGGTTCTGTACCACACCGCGCCCTGTGATCTTGAGTGACGCCTTGATTGTCTCCGGCGTGCTTTCGGTAAGTGCCATGATTCCCTCGCTGCTGGTCGCTGGAAAAGAACTGGATGCCCACGCCCCAGCAAGCGTGGACATCCAGCAGACCTGTCCCCCGACAGGTTTTACGAGCCGCCGAAGAACTCGGGCGGGAAGCGAATCGGATCGGAGTTGATCGTCATCACGGCCGTCACGGTCATGTTCTCGTTGCGGGTGTGGGAGGGCACCTTTTGGTACGAGACATAGCCCGCGTACAGCAGGATGTCGCCGGTCGAAAGACGCTCACGCAGGACGGTCGGGATGCGCTTCTTCGACAGCAGTTCCAGCGCGTCGGCCCAGGGCTTGTCGGGGTCCCAGTCGAGCGTCAGGGTCAGCTGCAGCGGGTTGGTGTCGGTCGGCCGCGAGCGCGTGCGCGTGGACGAATCATCGACGTAACCCCAGTTGAAGAAATTGGCGTCGCCGCCGCTGGTGTTCACTTCGCGAATCTGGCTGACGGTCACGAAGTCGCCCGGAATCTTGTAACTGCCCTCGCCTTCGCCGGGGAAGTAAACGCCGGTATCGGTGGTGTCGATCTTGGCCAGCGTGAACGCGCCGCCGCCGACATCCGTGGCGTAGGTCGGCTGGTCCGCGAGGTCGGTCCAGTTCGAATCGAGCAAGATGATGTCCATTTCATCGGGCAGCACGACTGCGCTGGCGACGGCCGGGTTGGCGTTGCTGATGTCGCTGATGGCGGAAGCGAGACTCATCGTGGTCGCGACCGCGAACTTGGCACCGTTCGGAAAATACTGCATGACGAACCTCCTATAAGGATTGGATTACTGCGGGAGCCACACCGAGAACTGTTGGAACCGGCCCCGCAGTTTCCTGGCAGGGTCGTACACGGCCACGGGCGACCCGAGGACGCCCACACTATACGCCGAAGCCAGCAGGCGGTCACGGGCGGCTTCCATGAGGGGCCTGACGCCCGCCGTGGACGGGTGGTAGGCGGTGATCTGCAGGCGGATGTTGGTCATCGGCCCCATCGTTTGCTCGACGTATTCCTGGTCCTGGCCGCCCATCACGGACAGCAGGATGAAGGGCATCATCTTGCCCCCAGCGTCCTTGGTCGAGCCTTCGTCGGGCGTGGCGTCGTACCACACGCGGTTGGCCACCAGGCTGTTGAGCAACGGGGGAATCAGCAGTTCTGCGCTCATGGGAATAGCTCCCTGAATTTGGCGGCACCGGCTGCGGTGGCAAGCCCGTTGAGTGAGGAAAACTTGGCGTCGAACGCCGGCCCAAGGAACGGCTGCGCGGCGACGAACACGCCGTCAGTCGGCGTCGTGGGGATCGGCGTGTAGAACAGGCCCGCAGCGGTGCGCGCGTAACGGTAGGGCATTTCGTGCCCGAACTCCGCAAGGTGACCATGCGGTGCTTTCTTGCTGTTCCATGACACGCCGTACTTGTACGCGGTCTTGTTCAACACGCGAGCGCGCTTGTCGAACGCCAGATAGATCGAGTCGCGCAGCAGGTAGGGCTGCTGGTTATCCGTGCCGACGTTCTCGGGCTTCAACACCGGGGCGCGAATCTTGGCTTCGTCCCGCACCGCTTCGCCCATGCCCACGCCCATCGCACGGGCAATCGGTTCCTCCGCTGCGATCATGCGCTCCAAGCCCTTGAAGACTCCCGACATATCGACAGTGGAGCGGCGGTTAGCCATTGGCACCACCGATTTCGCCAACCACGTCAGTCCAGTTGCGATCTTGCGGATCGTGGCGCACCGCGATCACGTTGAACAGGCCACCTTGCCGATCACGAATCTGCATTCCGATGGTGATCGACAGGTCGTAGTTGATGCGGAACGAGTAGCGGTCCAGCGGGGTACTCACGCCGCCAGCGGTGGCCGCAGCGCGGATGGAACCCATGCCCGTTTCGCCCTTGATCGCTGCCCACTTTTCCTTGTGCAGCACCCACGGGTCATCGACCGGCTCGTTCGCGGCGTCTTCCTGGCCGTCGAGCTTCCAGAACGCAATGCGGCGGTTGCTATCGCCCAGGTTCATCAGGAGCCTCCTGCCAAGTCACCGATCCACAGGTACGGCTGCAGGATGCGCTGGGCACCTACCGGCAGCTGCACTGCCGACTGCTGGCCGACGATGTTGTCTTGCCGGTTGCGATACAGGTGGCCGAAGGTCAGCAGGATGGCGGCCTTGATGGTGCCATCGGCGACGCACCCGTTGATGGCGCGCAGCGCGGTGCCGCGACGCTGGATGTAGCTGTCACCAGCAGCGGCGACGGCTTCCCAGCGTGGCGACGTGTCCAGCTTGTCGTTGTACCAGTCGGTCGCTTCCTGCAGCGCCACCAGGCCCGCGTCGAACGCGAGGAATCGAGCGGTGTCGTCCTCGTAGAAGTTGCGGTTGCAGTAGCCCTCACAGATGGACTGCGCGCTGTCGAGGTAGAGGGCGAACAACGGGTCTTCGACCGCCTCATCGTCGGCCTTCACGTGCGCAAGGGCTACTGCGAGTTCGATGATTGCCATAGGTCACCTTGGGTAAGCGAGTGGGCCAGCAAGGAAGCGAGCAACACGGGGTTCGGTGCGCGGTTGGCCATCTGGATGCCGCTCGACGCTACCCTGGTCCCGGTGTTCCACCAGCGATTCTACCGGATACAGCACCGGCTTGCCCCAAGCCTTGCCCACGGCTGTATCAGCCTCTTTGACGCTGCCGTTGAGCCGCTTGAGGCCGTCGCCGATGGCTTGGGCTTGGTCGGGCGGGAAGGTGTAGCAGACGCCGTGGATGAGGGCGGGAAGCCGCACCCAACCGTCAGAATCGCTAACCATCGCGCCCTTGTTGAATGCGCCCGTTATCCAGTCTTGCCATGCCTTCGGGCGACCCGTCCCAAGGTAGAAACTGATGAGTTCGTCTGGATACCAGTGATACCAGCGGGCCGCCAAGTCCGCGAACCCCTCCACCGGTATCGCATCGTCTTCCATGATGATGCAACGCTCGTTGAGCATCGCGGCGAGCTTGATCGCTTCGGTGTGCGCCCACAGCGCGCCACGGTCAAGGAAGTCCACGACGACGAACGCGCCGGGGAACACGTCGAGCAACTTGCGCACCCAGTCGGAACGCTTGTAGTGCGAAACGATGATGATTTGCATGTCAGTCGTGCCCTGGGTCTGGATTGAACTTGCGGCCTTCGGGGTCGATGTCGCGTCGCCCTGCGGTCGGTTCGTTGAAGCAACTATCGCAGTAGCGGTGGCTGTCCTTGTTGATCGTTTTGCAGCGGTGGCAACGCCACTTGCCTTTGGGGACTGGCGACTGCTCGATCAGTTCATCGACCACCACGAAACTCGCTCGTTTGCCTTGCGCCACTGCAGGAACAGCCGGGTTCTTCGTTTTCACTTGTGCCTCCACCATGCGGTGCCGTTGTCCTTGAACGCCTTGAACTTCGTGGTGACCTTGGGGCCATGCACGATCCGGTGGCGCATCGTGTGCGCGATCCAGTTGAACAGCCCCATGTCGATTTCGCCCACGCTCGCATCGCGCTTGTACTTCATGTCCTCGCGGTTCTTCGCGTAGGCCACCAGCAGCTTGCGGATGAACTCCATCACGATGTCGCGCGAGCCACCCAGCACACCGCAGTTGAGCAACGGTAGATTCGCGTTCTGGCGGAAGAACAGCTGCAGCGTGCGCGAAGGATGGTTCGAAAACATCCACGGGATGCCCAGCTTGGTACCCTGCTCATCGCCGACGTAGAGGACGCCTGGTTCCATCGAATCGAACGGGTTGCGCAGCATTTCGACATCGGTGGCGTCCACGCACCAGACGTTGCGCAGGTTGGGGTTGGCCATGAGGAATTGATACAACGAAATCCAACGCTGCCAGTAGGGCGACACTTTGCCAGTGGGGACTTCCACGCCGCCCAGCACCGCCGCAACCGACGCATTGTTGAGGATCGCCAAACATGCTGTTGGGGCTACTGCATCGACACTTTCAACCAGCACTGTAAGTTCCGACGAGTTGGCCACCCAGCCTTCGCCGCGCTGCGGGTCAACCATCCCGACGAAATAGCAGCACAGCACCGCGTCATGCTGCCCGCCCTCCGGCGCACGATACTCGACGTAGTACGGCATCCCGCCGCGCTCATCGTAGAGCTTGAGGTTGCGCGTGAGGCACTTGCCGCGCTCGCTGCCGGGGACCGTCGTGTGGACGTTGCGATGCTCATCGCCCGAGTGGATCAGCTTGTTGCTGCCGGCGACATCCATGTACGGGAACGTCGTCAGGCCCGCTGCGTTGATGCGGTCGCTCAGGTTGATGTGTTCGTGGCCCCACTTGCCGAACGCCGGGTCGAAGCCGCCGACTGCATCGAGCGCACGCCGCTTGAAGTACAACATGCAGCCGCGAGCGTGGGAGTAAGCGATGTGTTGCCCGTCGTCGTACACGCGTGCTGTGTCGAACAGCTGCTTGCCGTCCGCGAAGTCTTCGAAGATATACATCAGGTGTGCTTCGGGCGACTCGACGTACGGTTTCCACCAATCGTCAGCGATGGGGAACGTGTCGTCATCAAACAGGAAGATGTGGTCGCAGCCGTCAAGCAATTCCAGGCACTTGTTCTTCGCGCGTGCGATGCCGACGTTGGTGTCGAAACGATAGTTGACAAAGAACAACGGTTCTATCGTGCTGGCATCGTCCACGACCGCTAGCGTCGCGCCGGCAGGCAACCGCCGCTTGATCTGTTCCAACGTCTTGCGAGTTACTTCATGGCGGTTATGACTGGTAACGCCAATTCCGATGCGCATAAAAATGGGGCCACTGGTTAGGTGGCCCCACTCTAGCACAGCAGTAACGGTAACGCTAACGATCAGGAGCCGCCGCTCTTGAGGTCACCGTAAACGATGCCGTACGGGCGACGCACACCCAGACCCAGGCGCGATTCGCAGCGCATGGTGGCTTCGTTGTTCTCGAAGTCCTTGTCGTTCTCGGTGCTGATCTGGACGGTGGAACCCTGGCGGCGGTACAGATGCGCGCTGTACTTGAAGGCACCGGTCAGGAACTTGTCAACCGCGATGGTCGGGGTCTCGACGGTCGGCAGACGCCACAGGCGCGAAACGCCAGTGTTCTCGTCCGGCGCGCTGTAGAGGTAGCCACCGCTGCCATCCGGGTCACGACGCTGCAGGTCGATTTCGGCCATGTTGATCGGGTTCAGGACGTGGCCGTCCGGCACCGCATAGGCCAAGTGGATTTGCAGCATGGCCACGCGCAGGCGATCCACCGGGGTCAGGACGCCATCGGTATCCATGCCGGCCGGGATCGCGTACGCAGTCGCGTTGTGGATCAGGCCCGACAGGTGACCGGTGGAACCGTCGCCGTTGATGACTTCCCATTCCTCGGCCAGCGCCAGCCCGAATTCCATTTCGGCTTCGACCTCGGCCGCGAGGCGCGGGGCGTCGGCGAGCGCCTGCAGGGACAGCTTGGACAGGTGGGCGAGCACTTCGATGATCGCGGTGTCGTTCTCCCACTTGTACTCGCTGTACGGCTTCGGCGTACCTTCGGCAACGATGCGGGCCGCGTTGGTACGCAAGGTCTGCTTGCCGAACTTCACGCTGTCGGTCTGCACCGGGATGGTGGTCAACAGGCTGATGAGCCGCAACGGCTGGCGCTCCATCGACACCAGGGAGTCGATGTACGGCTCGCGCTTCATGCCGGTGCTGACGCTGCCGCTGTTGATGACATCCTTGATGACCAGCTTGCCCTGCTCGCGGTCACGCAGCTTGGCCAGCGATTCCTTCAAGTTGCCTTCCAGCTGCTTGAGGATTTGGCCACCGGCCGACAGGAACGGGATGGTCTTCTGCGCATCGACGGACTTCTGGATGTCCTCCAACTTCTGCGCCACATCCTTGACGATGGTGGCCTGGTCGTTGGCGGTCGCAATCGCCTTGTCGATGTTGTCCTGGGTTTCCTTGTCGAGCTTCACGCCGGTCGTGATCGACTTCATCACTTCCGCGTGGGCGTCCTTCAACTCGCCCTGCTGCTTGGTCAGTTCGGTGCGCGCGGTGCGGAGGTCATCCGCCAGCGTCTTGACCAGTGCCACCGGGTCGGTTTCGCAGGCGTAGAGCGACAGGTCGCCGTTGCGCTTGAACAGCGGGGCCACTGCCACGCCCAGCGCCATGAGGGCGTTGAACGCGAACGAAGTGGAGTCGAAGCCCAGCTGCAGGCCCGCGACGAGCGCGCAGACGGCCAGCAGGGCGAAAACGATGAGGCGGATGTTCTTCATGGTGTACCCCTTAGAGATTGAGTGAACGGATGGTGTCGCTGACTTGCTTCAACGCCGCCGTGTCGAACCCAACATCACGATGGGGCGCACAGGTTTTGGCCTTGGAAATGATGATCTTCGCTTCCTTGGCCGAGAAGCCTCCTACATCGCGCAGGATCGCTTCAAGATCGGCAGCACTGCTCATCGCAGCCTGTTCCAGTGATTTCACCGCAGTAATGCGGGCCGAGTCAAGTGCCGGGAACCCAGTCGGGCTGATTTCGACCAGTTCGATTTCCAGCAAGTCGCGCTTGTAGGTCTTTTCGTCAATGTTCTGCTTGCGCACGTAGCCGCCGATGCTCATCGAGTCCACGGCGTCATCCAGCATCAGCAGCCGCGTTTCGTCGGCCTTCTGGACGCCCAGCGTGAGCTTGCCGACGACATACAACCCCTGGTCGTCCTCATCGACGCTCTTGTAGGTGCCGATGAGTTCGTGGCGGTTGTGGTTCGACAACATCTTGATCTTGCGCTTTTCCTTGGTCAGCTTCGCCAAATGGGCCTTGAACGCACCCTTGCGCACCGTGTCGCCACCGTGGTCTTCCACGTCGAACACCGACGCATAGCCTTCGAAGGTGCCGTCTTCCGACAGAGACTTCGTGATGGTGAACTGACGTTCGATTTTAAGCAGTTGGCTCATTTTTGGCCCCCTTGGCTTGCGCCTTACCCGTGGGTGTGTAGTCGTCGCCACCCGGAATGCGCGGCAGGCGTTCGCGGTCGCGGCAATCGTCAGCACTCAAGATACCCTGCTGGCGGCCGATTTCGTACATATTGAAGCGGGTCGTGATGTCACCGCGCAACAGCGAGTCCATGTTGAGCTTCGGCCGGAGCCGGTTGCGGTCAACGCGCCCGAGTAGCTTTTGCGCGATGACGTTTTCGAAGCGGATCGCCTTCGGCAGCAGCGTGTAGTCCACCAGGAATTGATTGAGTTCGCTCAGACTGGATGCCCACGACGATGCCTTGTCGGTGTGGCCGATCAGCGGCGGTGGCACACCCATGTAGCGGCAGATTTCTTCGATACCGAAGTAGCGCGACTGCAGGAGTTCGGCCGTCACCGGGTCGATGCGCAGCTGGGTGTTCTGGACGACGCCCATACCCGGCAGAAGCGGCAACCACTTCGACGTGTTCTCCGGCTGGGCCATCTTGGTCAGCGTGGCGTTGAAATTGTCCAGCTGCGGCTGGGTGAATGCCTGTCGATTCTCCGGCAGGGTGAAGAACCCGCCCACCCGCAGCCCATTCGCGAAGGTCTGCGCGGCGGCGTCGTTCGACTCAACCTGCATGGCCATCGTGTGACCGGCCGCGAGTAGCGTGGGGATGCCCCAGTAACCCGACATGCCGAACCCAGGCCAGTGCAGCACGTCATCGTTGGCGATGCGCTTGCCGTCCATGAAGAACGACGGGCGGCCCTGCTTGTCCGACTCCACTTCCCACAACTCGGTGTTGTAGAAGTCCAGCTGGTAAACCTCGCCCGTACGGTACCGGTCGATCTTCGACATGCTGTTGCCGAACATGATGTTGTTCGCGGCCATCGCACTGACGAACGCATCGCCGGTCTGGTACTGGTTCGGCCGTGCCCGCAGCAACCCGTAAAGGTTGTGGTCTTCGACTACGTTGTTCTTGCCGTCGTACAGCTGGAAGGTCATCGACCCCATGCACTCGGACAGCAGCCGGATGCAGGCGAAGTAGGCCGACAGCTTGATCGCGCTGATGGGGCCGACTTCCGTTGGAATCCAAGGGCCGCCGTAGTCGAATGCCCCGACGCCGGGTGCGCCGACAGTCTTCCAGCCGCCCTTGATGCGTTCCCACACTCCGCTACCAAGGATTCGTGCCATCGGGTTATCCCATCAGAGAAAGGTTATCCAGGCTGTAGCCGCCGATCCTGGCTGGCGGATTGTACCCCATCAACGCCATAGCATTAAAACCGGCCATCGTGGGGTCGATCTTGGCCTTTCCGCTGATTTCCTTAGTCACCAGCATGGCGTTAGAGCGCAGCACGACCTTGCAGTTGCCCACGGACCAGTCCACCAAGGGTTGCCCGCAGTGCCAATAGCGGCCTTCCCACAAGGCGCGCTCGACGTTGAAAATAGGCGTGTAGAGCGACCAGCCCTGCCGGATTTTGACGAAGAACTTGTCGTCTTCGATGTCCACGCCCTCGGCCTTGAGCGCCATCTTGAGTCCGTCGATTTTGGCCGGGTCGATGCCGATCCCCGCCACCAGGTCGGTGTCGATGAGCCGCTTGGTCAGCTGCGCCAGCTGCGCGCTGTCCTCGCCCGGTATCTCGACCATCACCAGGTCGCCGTCTTCGATGAAGCCCTGTAGGCGCGGTGCAATCTCCGTTCGCTTCATCACCGTGGGTGTCGCCCACGCCTTCGACCATTGCAAGAACTGATCGAGCGTCCCGGTGACGCGACCGGTCGCGGTAAGGGCCAGCAAGTCGTCCAGGCCGCCGCCGTCGATGCCGATGGTGATGACTTCGCACAATTCGATGAGGTCTTCGACCGTTCTCGCCGTTGGATGCACCTGTTGCAGCCAGTATTCCGCTGCAGGCCACCGGTCTGCCCCTAAATCCAGCCCGATCTGGATGTTTAGGTGCTTACTTACGATGCTTTGTAGCGAATCCTCGCCGCTTCTACCCGCTTTTGCGATCTTTTGACGCAGCGTATCGAGGTCCACGCTGACGTTGAGGTTAGGGTTGGTGATGTACCAATTTTCCTCGCGCAGATACAACTTGGTCTTCGGATCGAGATATTCGTCGGGAAACTCGTAAATGATGGGCAAATACGACGGGTCTTCGAACTTGCCGTCGCGAACGTCGCGTGCGTACTCCAATTCTTTCTTGAACACACCTGCAGGCGGCTCGCTCGATTGCGTCGTGAGATAGATCACGAAGCCCTCGGGGCGGCTCATTAGGCCGCCCATCGCCTCCACCAGCATGTCTTCGGCCTTGGCCACCTTGCCGAATTCGTGCAATTCGTCCACCAGGACGCCTGTAGCTTTCTTGCCGCTGACCGTGGCGCTGTCCGCAGCCACAACCTTGAGCGTTGCGTTGGTCCCACGGTGCGTAATCTGGCGCAGGTGCGGCTGCACATGGAACATCGCCTTCAACTCAGGGTCGGCGTCGATGGCCGCCTTGATCGGCTTGAAGCTGTTGTCCGCGACTTCCTTGGTCGGCGACAGGATCAGGAACTCCGCTTCTAGCCGCCAGTTCTGGATGAGGATCGTGAGCATGATCCCCGCAGCAATCGTGGACTTGGTGTTCTTCTTGCTGATGAGCATGAAGAACGTCTTGATAAGGCGACGCCCTTCGTCCTCATGCCCTTCCACGTCGCAATACGATCCGAAGATCGACTCGGCGAAACTCTTGATCCACGGCAGCGAGTCGCCGAACATGACGCCGGCATCCACGATCTGCAGCTGATCGAACACTTCCATGCCCGAGTAGGCGGCAGTGGGGAATAGTGGCTCACAGGGCGTCAGCGGTACGCTGTTGACGATGCGCGTGCGCCAGTCGAGGCAGGAGGTCGTCCACGTCGGCCGTTTGAGCGATACCGTGGAGCGGCGTGCGGTTGTGCGTCGCCTGGCGGGTGTTGCGGGCTTCCGTTTAGCTGCCATTGATCGAAGCCATCCGGTTGCGAATGATCGCGAACTGGCGACGGATTTCCTTGGCCAGCTGGATCATTGTGTTCAACCGTTCTGTGCGGGCGGCCATGTTCAACTCCGTTGGTAGTGTCGATAGTACAGCTGCTGCACCTTCGCTAACTCCGGGTGCTGGTGAATCCACATGCCGGTGTCGGGCGAGAATCGGGACAGGAAGAATGCGTCGAGGTTGAAGCGGCCGGTCATCACCTGGGGTCGGATCGAGCGCGCGAGCCGGTCGTACTCTGCGTCCGACATGATCGAGTCGCCGATGACCTCATAAGCGAACGCCGCAACCGACAGTCGAATCCGGTTGCGGCGTTCTACCTCGGGCGTCAGGCCCCACGGGATAATCATCGCGAGGACACCAAACGCATTCCGGGTTTACTAGTCGTGCGGAACTTACCCGCGCTCGCTGCCTTCGCGGCTTTCTCGACTTCCTCTTTCTTGCCGGCTTCCTTGCGCGGATGCTCGTAGGGCAATGCGTCTTTCGCGGCCTGGTAGCGGAGCGACTTTGGGGCCTTCGCATTGTTGTAAAGGTCCTGCAGTAGCGCGAGGGACGAGGGGTACTTCGCCTTCATCTTCCAGGGGTCGGTGTCCTCGCCCGAGTCGTCTTCGACTTCCGGCTTGTCGCCCACGCGCTCGCCTTTCTTGAGTCGGCGGATTTCCGCCTGCACATCCGCGCGGGCTTCGATGCGAGAAACCGTTACCCGCGCGCCGGAGCCGGAGTAGTCGGCGAGCGCGGCGGCGGCAGTGGGGCTTAAACCCTGCGCCCGAGCCTCCGCATACCGCTGCATTTTGCCTTTAAGAGCCATTTAGGAACCTCGGTGCTGGATTGACGATCCCAGTTTGTCATCAATCGTAACCAACATTCAAGTGGGAGAAAAAACTGCGCGTGGGAGAACGGGCGTCTCTTCCT